GCATAACTTTAAAATGTACGAGTATTTGATTCATAATAACCTTACCAAACGTGACGTGGCAGATTTCCTAGAGTGTGGAACTGCTAAAAACATCAAAATAACACTTGACGACCTCGATCTTATAATAGAAGGAGGTCATTCTGATATTAAGGAAGCATATCCAAATTGGAAGAAATCCGAAGCAAGAAAGATCAGAAAATACCTTAAATCAATTCTTAGTGATGCTGAAAAATACAAAGATAAAAAGTCCAGAAGAGTTCGCTCTAAATAGGGGTATAGAGATAATGTTACCGAGAAGGAGGATCGTAAAACCAAGTTGGATTGATCGTACCTTCCGTTTACTAGACCGTTGGGTACGTATTAGAATAGACATACGTAAGGAGGAACTCAATGGAAACTAGTGTAATACTCTTCTTTTCTGGAGTAGGAATGTTCATAACTCTGTTATTAGGGGGAGTTATTGGTTGGCAATATCACGAGGCTGTTGCGAAGCATACATATAAGAGACAACTAGATAATTTACATCCTGAGTTCTTAGATGGGACAGGATCGTACATTAACGAAGAACTTCTCGCTGTCAGATTTCCAGATCCAGATGAACTGGTTGACGATGACGACGAAGTATGATACAATAGTAAAAAAGTGACTTGATATGGCACCAAGAAAATTACCAAGTGATGCATTAGTGACCGAAATCCTTCAAAAAGTCTCCTCAGCGAAGACAAAGAAGGAAAAGGTAGATTTACTCCGAGAGTATAATCAAGATGCTTTACGTGCAATCTTAATCATCAATTTTGATGAATCTTTAAAATTTCTCCTACCAGATGGAGAAGTTCCTTTTACACCAAATGATGCTCCTGCAGGAACAGAGCATACTCGTCTAGTTCACGAATATCGTGGATTATACAGGTTCTTCAAAGGTGGCGATGCTTCTATTAAAGGTATGAAGAGAGAACAACTCTTTGTGCAGTTATTAGAGGGATTACACCAAGATGAAGCAAATATGCTAGTTGCTGCATGTAATAAGGATCTACAAGCAAAGTATAGAATTACTAAGCAAGTGGTATCTGAAGCATTCCCTTCAATTGAATGGGGAAATAGAGGATGATCTGGGAAAGCAACGAAGAGGTTGCAAAGGTAAAAGATAAGTACACTGTGACTATCTTACATCACAATTGTGAGAGATCTGCTGCCAATAATAAGAAACTTCCAACAAACGCATGTATAGTCCATTACCTAGACATGAAAAAGGGAGAAGAGCATTACTCAGATCATTATGATATAGTAATGGGTAGTAAAGTAAACATTTTCGATTGCTATTATGACAAAATCGGGTCAAGACACCTCAAAGACATCGGATTCTGCGGAGGAACAGTTTCTCCAGGAAATTTCGATACCAAAGCATATCTCGCGTCAAGCAAATGATCTCTTTAAACAGAAGAGAGAGAACCCAAAGGATTTCTTATTTGAAGCAGATCCTAAAGGTGAAGATATTGACGACCTAGCAGACGAGTTGTTTGAGGCTTTATATGATCACACAAATAAATAGTGATATAGAACTATTGGATCTTTTAAAAGAGAGCGAACGCACTGGGGAAACTCAGACGATGCGTTCATTTTTGCTCTTTTGGAATCAATATCCAATCAGGTCTAGTTACGTTATCAACGAATGGATTGGATTTAAAGTTCACCATGAAAGACAAAAAAGCAGCAAAAAAATTAATAAAAAGAGCAAAAGAACACCCTGATTGGTATACCAAGCAAGAAACATGGTATGCTAAAATGATTAAACATGAAAGTAAAATTGATAAGCGTAACCCCAGACGCAGAAAAAACGATGGGGTACGTGGCGAGAGTGAGCAACCCAAAGAACCAAAACAACCCAACGGTGGATGGTTTATTGGCATATTGCATAAAGCACGGTCATTGGTCGGTCTTTGAGCAAGCACATATGACAGTAGAGATCGAGACTACTAGAGGTCTTGGTGCTCAAATATTAAGGCATCGTTCTTTTACTTTTCAAGAGTTTAGTCAAAGATATGCTGACACTAACTTGTTAGCGGAAGAGATCCCTGTACCTGATCTTAGACATCAGGACACAAAGAATAGACAAAATAGTACCGATGACGTACCGAAGAACAAGAAGCAAGACCTCCAATACAAAATTGCTCTCCATTTTGTTGAAGCGATGGATCTTTACAACGAACTCCTCGCTTCGGGTATTGCGAAGGAATGTGCGAGATTTGTTCTCCCGTTAGCGACACCCACGAGATTGTACATGACAGGAAGTGTTCGGTCATGGATCCACTATATAGAGTTAAGAAGTGCTCACGGAACTCAAAAAGAACACATGGATATAGTGCATGAGATACGTCAAATCTTCAAACAACAGTTTCCTATCTGTAGTAAAGCAATGAATTGGGAGTACAGGTAATGCCACTTTATTCAGTTAAAAATTACGAAACAGGTGAGGAGCAAGACCTCAATATGACCATTTCTCAATATGAGGAGTGGAGGACTGCCAATCCCGAATGGGAGAAGAACTGGCAAGCAGGTGTAGCATCTGCTGTGTCAGAGGTAGGTGACTATCAGAACAAACTTCCTCAGGGGTTCAAGGATCGCTTGAACAACGTGAAGAAGCATCACCCTTACGCTAAATTCGACAAACTCTAGTATGCCCGTAAAGAGCAAGAAACAGCCAACGTTGGCTAACTTATCCACCAGACAGATGAGACGCAAACCTATCGGAACTGAACATCTATTAGACATCAAACCTCTTACTGATTCACAACAGAAAGTGTTTGATGCATGGGATAAAGCTAAAAACTTATTCCTATTTGGATGTGCTGGTACTGGTAAATCATTCATTACCATATATCTGGCACTTCGTGATATACTAGACGAGAAAACACCTTATGATAAGTTGTATATCGTCAGATCGTTAGTACCAACGAGAGAGATTGGTTTCCTACCAGGCGACCATGAGGATAAAGCAAACCTTTATCAGATACCATACAAGAACATGGTTAGGTTCATGTTCGAGATGCCTGATGACCCATCATTTGAAATGCTCTATGCTAACCTTAAAGCACAGGACACAATATCATTCTGGTCTACGAGTTTCATTCGTGGAACTACCATAGATAACAGTATAGTCTTAGTGGATGAATCAGAGAACTTAAACTTCCACGAACTAGACTCCATCATTACACGTCTAGGAGTTAATAGTAAGATTGTATTTGCAGGTGACGCTGCACAAACTGACTTGACAAAAGCCCATGAGAAAACTGGTATCATGGACTTTAAAAAGATTATTGATGACATGGAAGAATTCGAGGGTATCGAATTTGGAATTGATGACATCGTTAGATCTGGTCTAGTCAAATCGTATTTGATTAGTAAGATGAACCTTGGACTTTAAGCACTTAAATTTACATAACTTTCCAGAGTTAAAAGCAACAACAACTAAACAGGGTAGGAGGTATCAGGTTGAGGATACTTTCTACCCTTCTGTCACAACTGTGATCGGACATTCTAAAAAGAAGTCTATCATGGAATGGAGAAATAGAGTTGGTGAGGAAGAAGCAAATAAGGTAACAAAACGTGCAACAACACGTGGTAATAAGTGCCACAAACTTGCTGAGTTGTACCTCAAAAATGAAGATATTAGTAGGTATAAAGACGACCCACTATCCATGGGGTTATTTTACCAGATCAAACCCCACCTAGATAGTATTAACAACATACATGCCCTTGAAGCACCCCTTTCCAGTAAGGTGTTAAAGTTAGCAGGTCGAGTGGATTGTATTGCTGAGTATAAAGGAGAACTTGCGATAATAGATTTCAAAACATCAACTAAGACGAAACGTGAAGAGTGGATACACGACTACTTTGCACAAGAGACAGCTTATGCTATAATGTTTCAAGAGCTAACAGGATTACAAGTTAAGAAGTTAGTGACCATCATAGCCTGTGAGACAGGTGAACCCCAAGTTTTTGAAATTTATGACAAGTTTAAGTATGCTCGCAAACTTAAAGAGTACATCGACACCTACAAACAAGCATATGGCGAGTGGTAAGATAGATGAAATCTTTGAAGAGAATTTTATGACTGCTGCAAAATTTTCAGTAGAAATAGAAAAGATAGTTAAAGATTCAAACCTCAACTACATTGAAGCAGTAGTACAATTTTGCGAAGATAAGAATATAGAATTAGATGGA